GATACAGGCCGTGAGAAGGCTTATTCCTTACTGTTGGTTCGACCCTAAGACTAAGCGCGGTGTGGACGCGCTGCGCAATTATCGGCGACAATACGACGATAAGCGTCAAGTTTACTGGGATAAGCCTCTTCACGATTGGGCATCTCACGCAGCAGACGCGTTCCGGTATTTAGCGGTTGGAATGAATGAGACAACGAGTTGGTCCAAGCCTCTGAAACCTAACGTATCTTGGGTGGTCTAAATGGATGATGGTCGGCTAAAAGCAATCCTACAAGGCGAGATCGACAACGCCATTGGTTTCTTAGAGACAGAGACCGTCGAGCAACGCAAGAACGCGCTCACTGCGTATATGAGGGATCCATACGGTAACGAGGTCGAGGGCAGGTCTCAGATTGTCACGGGTGAGGTCGCAGAGGCTGTAGACGGGATGCTGCCGCCTCTCATGCGTCTCTTTACCTCTGCGGATCAGATCGGTGTGTTCGAGCCTGTAGGCCCAGGCGATGAGCCATTAGCTAAACAGGCTACCGAATACTGCAACTGGGTGCTGATGAAACAGAACCCAGGTATTGGCATCATGCACGATTGGTTTAAGGACGCGATCCTTCAGAAAGTTGGGATCGTCAAGGCTTATTGGGATGACTCCATTTCGGTTACGAAGGAGCAGTACGCGAACCTGACCGACGATGAACTTGCGATGCTTCTGTCTGATGGGACGATGGAGATCGCAGGTCAGGAGACGATAGAGCAAGAGATGGACGGGCAAATCATGCGTGTCCATAACGTGGCTCTCATGAGAAAGACCAAGGCAGGCAAGGTCAAGGTCGAGAACGTGCCTCCAGAGGAGTTCTTGATCTCTAAGGCAGGCAAGACCGTTAGGGATACGCCATTCGTCGCGCACAGGAAACTCATCACGAGGTCAGACCTGATTGCGATGGGGTTCGATGCCGAGATCATCATGAACCTGCCGGTCTACAACGACCTTGAGTTCTCTGCCGAGTACATCGCTCGATACAACCGAGACGAGCAGCCCTTCATGGAGCCTAGTCTCGATAAGAGTATGCAGACGGTTGAGGTTTTTGAGTGCTACCTAAAGACAGACTATGACGGAGATGGGATCGCGGAGCTAAGGCAGGTTTACTTCTCTGGAAACGAGATACTTGCGAATGAAGAAACCGACTATGTGCCGTTTTACTCTATCTGTCCTATTCCGATACCTCATCGCTTCTTTGGGGATTGCCCTGCTGATCGTACAGTTGATCTCCAGCTTATCAAGACTACTCTAACGAGGCAGATGCTTGATAACCTTTACCTTCAAAACAATACTCGTATGGGTGCTGTCGAAGGTCAGGTCAACCTCGATGACCTCTTGAGCGTTACCCCTGGTGGCGTGGTCAGGCTGAAGAACCCTGGCGCACTTGTTCCTATTCAAGTCAATCCTGTTGCCCAGCAGGTATTCCCGTTCATGGAGTACCTGGATTCGATCCAAGCCAAGCGTACGGGCGTTACAGAGGCTTCCCAAGGGTTAGACCCCAACATCCTACAGAACGTGACTGCTGCGGCCATAGCAGCCCTTACGCAAGCCTCACAAGGCAAGATCGAGTTAGTCGCTAGGATCTTCTCTGAAACAGGTGTAAAAGATCTATTCAAAGGACTCTTACACCTACTATGCAAGTACCAGGACAAAGCAGTCATCATTCGGATGCGCGGCCAGTATGTTCAGTACGACCCTCGAGAGTGGTCGAACCAGTACGATGTGTCAGTGAATGTCGGACTTGGTACGGGGAACATCGAGCAAAAGATGGCGATGCTCTCAATGGTTCTTGCAAAACAAGAGCAGATCATCCAGACGTACGGCCCGAGCAATCCTTTAGTGTCTGTCTCGCAATATCGTGCGACGCTCGGAAAGTTGATTGAGGCAGCAGGCTTTGCAGACTCGGCTGAGTTCTTCAAGCAAGTGACACCAGAGGTTGATGCTGCACTTGCACAACCTCAGCAACAAGGCCCAGATCCTGCCGTACAAATGATGATGGCGCAGGCTCAAGCGGATATTGAGATCAAGCGTCAGAAAGCTATGGCAGACATTCAACTTGCAAGAGAGAAAGCACTAGCCGAGCTAGAACTCAAGCGTATGGAGTTTGAAGCAGAAGCGCAGATGAAGGCTATGAAAGTCGGCGCAGGCATTACGTCTAACATTGAGATACCAGGATAGATCATGGCACTTCCCGTACTACCTTCTGGCTGGACTGGCTACACGCCACAACAAAAGATCTCGTGGTTTAACTCAAACGGAACGACGATTGAGGAACTCGTAGGTGCGGGTGTGCCTGATTCAGACATTCTCTACATGCTGAACAATGGTTACAACCCACCCGCTCCCGTTGTTCAAGAACCTATCCAACAAGAACCAATTTACACGCAGCCAGAACCTGTTTATCAAGAACCAGTCTACCAAGAGCCTGTTTATCAGGAACCTGTATACACACAACCTGTTTATCAAGAGCCTGTGTACACACCGCCGGTATACACGCCTCCTCCTGCGCCAACTTACAACATCTTTGGATTGCAGTGGGATTCTGCTGCGCCTTTGTCTACTAAACAAGGCTATGTTAGCTCTTTGCTAACAGCAGGTATCACTCCCGATCAAATCAAGGCAAAGATTGCTGAGTTAGACCCTGCTAACGCTAACCAAGCGGCGTATGACTTATTGGGCATACCCTCTGCGCCTCCTCCTCCAACTACAACAACGACAACAAACACGACTAACACGACTGGCTTGCTCGGCGGGGATACAAGCGTTCCGACAACGACAGTAACCCCTCCAACGACAACCGTAGTCGAGCAACCAAGGAATACATCTCAAGACGCTGTGACGCTGATGGCGGCGCAGTTAGGTCTTGGATTGCCTAATGAGTGGCAGTATTACACCCCGCAAGATAAGGTCAACTGGTTTAACGCTAACAATGTGACTGAGCAGACGCTCAAAGATTACAAGGTTCCTCAGTCTGATATTGATTACGCAAAGACGCTTGGGTTGGGAACGACAACCGCGCCACCTCCGTCTTATCAGCTTCCCACTGGTATGACGCTCCCCAGTGGTTGGTCTGCGTTTACAGGCCAACAGAAGGTTGATTGGTACAACCAGAATAGAGTCACAGCAGACATGCTGCGAGCGATGGGAGTACCAGAGACTGATGTGCAGGGTGCTATCACTCTTGGCCTGGGGCAGACAACCACGCAACCTCCTGCTGGTACGACTCAACCTCCGCGTACGTTTAACCCTGCGGACTACATGCCGCCTACGTTCAACTTGCCTGCGACTAACTTTGTTCCTTTCACTACAGGCGGCGGCCAGACAAGTCTTGCTGCGCCTACTACAGGGTTCTTTTACAAGACAACACCTACAGAGCAGGTTCCTTTCCAGTTTCAATCGGGTGCTGCTGGCTATACAAACCTACGTCCCATGACGCTAGAGTTTGGTATCCCGCAGGCTGTGTCTCAAGTTCAGCAGTTTCAACCTGGTTACTTCAACCAAGCAGGGATTCTCCAGAATTACGATTGGGCTAAGACCAACACGCAGTTAGCAGAGCAGGCAGCACAAGAAGCTCAACAGCAGGCAGCGCAAGATTCGGGTATTGCTCAGGGCGGCATGTACATGGGCGGAAAGGTTGAGTCAGATAACCTTTCTTACGAGAAAGGCGGGAAGATCCGGTCTTTACTTGGGCCTAATCCAGACGGGCCGGACGAGGGTTATGCCAAGCTACAGCGTGGTGAATATGTCGTTCGTAGGAAAGCAGTTAACAAGTACGGTGAGGACTTCTTAGAAGCCCTAAACGAAGCAAGAATGCCTAAAGAGAAACTAAAGAGCCTGCTATGACACAACGATGGGAACGAGCAAAAGCATTACTTGGTGACGAGTTTCTGACAGAAATCTTCACTGAGTTGGAAAAAGACAACATCGAGCGTATCATCAATAGTAATCCTGACGACATTGACTTACGCGAAGAGTCATATGTGGCAATTCGTGCAGTGCGTCAGGTTAAGGCACGTCTTGAATCTGTTGCCGCCGAAGGCGAGATAGTGAAGAGACGATTTAAGATTTTTAAGTAGAGGTTAGTGTATGGAAAGCAGCAACCCGCAAGGGACTAGCTTGACAGTGGGACAGGCAGCAGATGCCTTCTTGGGTCTAATGGGTGGCGGCGAACCTCCTCAGGAGCAAGTTCAAGACCAACCAGAAGAACAAGAGGTTGCGGCCAGTGAATCCGAATATGAGGAAGCAGCAGAGGAAGTTCAGGAAGAGGAACCACGCTTTACGGTGAAAGCCGCTGGTGAAGAGCGTGAAGTGACCCTCTCAGAACTTATCGAGGGCTACCAAAAGGGTACGGATTACCATAAAAAGACTAACGCGCTTGCCGAACAGCGCAAGGCTGTAGAGGCTGAAAAAGCCGCTGTAGAGCAAGCAAAGCAGGCGAGAGACGCATATTCTCAGCGTTTGCAGGCTATGGATCAGTTCCTAAGCCAACAAATGCGTGGCGAGGATATTGAAAGTTTGAAGGAAACCGACCCGATTGCGTATGCGGTCAAGGTCGCAGAGCAGACTAGGCAAAAAGAGCAGATTCAACAGATTCGTGCTGAACAGCAACGCATTGCGAGAGAGCAACAGGCAGAGCGTGAGGCGCATCTTGAGAAGCACTTAGCCGAGGAAGCGAAAAGGGTAGCCGAGGCAATCCCTGAGTATGCACATCCTGAGAAGGGTGAGAAGGTTCGCTCTGAACTTCGTAGCTTTGCAAAGAGTATTGGTTACTCGGACACAGAGCTAGCAAATGCAACCGACTCTCGCGCTGTGTTGACGTTGTGGATGGCAAGTCAGTACCAGAAACTGCAAAAGGCCAAGCCTGGTGTAACCAAGAAGGTTGCCGAGGCTCCCAAGATGCTAAAGGCTGGTAATGCCACGGGTAAGACCATAGCAACAGAGGCAGCAAAACAGGACTTTGCGCGACTTAAAAAGACTGGTTCTCGACAAGACGCTGCAAGGGTTTTTGAAAGATTTTTGTAATTAGGAGTAATCATGTCTGTTCCTTCAGGTACATTCCAGACCTTCACCGCTATCGGTCAGCGTGAAGATCTAACCGATGTTATTTACAACATCAGCCCGACCGAGACACCTATCCTTTCGTCGCTTGCTCGCACCAAAGCAACGGCTGTCTACCACGAGTGGCAGACGGATACCCTTGCCGCAGCAACCACCAACAACGCACAGGTTGAAGGTGACGACGCAACGGCAGCAACCATCAGCCCAACAACCCGTCTCGGCAACTACACGCAGATCGTTTCCAAGACGATCCAGGTGTCAGGAACCATGATGGCCGTTGATCTTGCAGGCCGTCGCGCAGAGAAGGCTTATCAACTCTCGAAGGCTTCGCAAGAACTCAAGCGAGATCAGGAAACGATCATCTCTGCCAACCAGGGGCGTAGCGCAGGTAACTCGTCCACGGCTCGCAAGATGGGTTCGCTTTTGTCTTGGCTCAAGACCAACTCGAACTACAACACCAGTGACGGTGCTAACCCCACCACCATCGGTGTTTCGACCCGTTCGGACGGTACAACCCGTACCTTTACCGAGGCAATCCTCAAGGATGGCGTTCAGCAGGTTTACACCTCTGGCGGTAGCCCCAAGATCCTCGTGGTTGGCCCTGCACTCAAGCAGACCGTTTCGGCCTTTGCGGGTATCGCAGCACAGCGCTACATGGCTCCTTCTGACGCACCGACGACCATCATCGGCGCGGCGGATGTGTACCTAAGCGACTTCGGTTCGATCTCTGTAGTCCCAGATCGTTTCGTTCGTAGCCGTGATGCGTTTATCCTCGATCCTGAGTATGCAGCGATTGGTTATCTGCGCCCATTCCAGACCAACGAGCTTGCCAAGACTGGCGACTCGGAGAAAACTCAGATCCTTGCTGAGTTCACGATGGAAATGCGTAACGAGGCTGCTCACGGTATCCTGGCTGACCTCAAGACAGCGTAACAAAAACTGTGGTAAAAAAGAGGGAGGCGTAACAACCTCCCTTTTTTTATGCTCAAAACTAAATTTCATGCAACCGACGACCAGTATGTCTTTGAAAGAACTCAAGACATAACGGCTATTGTTGAGCAGAACAAAGCACTCTATAACGCGACAGATGAGCGCGAGCGTTGGGGTGAGTGGACTCGATACGCTCAACTGCCTTATGCGGTGATTGACGACCTAAACAAACAAGGAATCATGCGAGGCTTTGCTATCGCAGACGAGAAGAAGTTCAGGGCGTGGATGAACGACCCAGAGAACAGACACTTTAGAACTAGACCAGGGAAAGTATGAAGATAGCCTTTTGTGTCCCATGTCGGGACACGATGATGACGGGGACTGCCTTCGACATGGCTCGACTGGCAGCGTATGACGGGGCCAACAGATGTGCGACAACAGGAGGATCGTTCCTCTTGTATACCGCACCAGGCACTCTCATCTTCAGCCAGAGAGAGTCTTTGGCTAAGGAAGCCTTAGCCGACGGCGCGGAGTACATCCTTTGGGTGGACTCGGATATGAGGTTCCCTAAGAACACGTTAGAACGACTGTTAGCCCACGGCCAAAAGATCGTCGGCGTTAATGCAGTCACAAGGCGCAAACCTGTTTTACCGACAGCGATTAACTTTCACCAAGATAAAGAGATCTTTGAGAAGATCGAGAGTCGAGGCAAGAAGGGTATCGAGGAGGTTACGGCTGTAGGTTTCGGGGTTGTGTTGACCCATAAGTCTGTGTTTGATGCTATGCCGCAGCCTTGGTTTGATGTAGTATGGGGGGCGGGTGGTCTAATTGGCGAAGATGTGCATTTTTGCGTGAAAGCCTTAGATCACGGGATAAAAACTTTCGTGGATCACGAATTGAGCCTCGAAATAGGACACATCGGGACGCACGAATACCGGTGGAGCGATGTCGAATATGGCCCTAAGCACCTACAGCGATCTGCAAACAACGATAGCTAATTATCTCTCGCGAGATGATCTTACTTCCGCGATCCCTGACTTCATCCAACTCGCAGAGATTCGACTCCGTAGAGATTTACGCTTGCGGCAAATGCTTACGCAAACATCGGTCACGGCGACCGGTGGAGTCTCGACAATTAACCTCCCTAGTGACTTCTTGCAAGCAAGGGATGTGTACGTTGACTCTGACCCAGACTTCCCTATTACGTTCTCAACGCCGAGCATCTTTATTCGGAACGGTAGGACGAACCAAAGTGGTGTACCGGCTTTCTATACCGTCCTTGGGTCTACGATTCAGTTTGCCCCAATTCCTGACAGCGATTACACGATCAAGATCCTGTACTACGCCTCCCCTACGTTTCTATCTACAAGCAACACGTCAAATCTCTGGCTTACGACCTGTCCGGATGCACTCCTCTACGCCTCGTTAGGCGAAGCAGAGCCTTACCTGATGAACGATCCCAGGCTACAGACCTGGGGTACGCTTTATGATCGTGCGATTTTTGCGCTTACAAGGTCTGACGAGGAAAGTCAGTATTCAGGTGTGCCGTTAACCATGACGGTGGCGAAGCGATGAGGGTTAACTTTGGTGAGTGGCTACCGGATCAACCTGGGGTCGCTGGTGCGCTTGTGGACGCTAAGAACGTCATACCTCAGCAGGTAGGTTATGGGCCATTGTCTACACCTTCTGAGTGGTCAAATGCTGCCTCTGAGACGCTTAATTCTGTGGTTGCTGCTGCCGCTCCTAGCGAGGCGGTGACTGTTTTTGCTGGCGGTGATACCAAGTTATTCAAGCTAGAGACAAACTTAAACCTTACGGATGTCTCTAAGGTTGGCGGCTATACAACACCTTCAGATCAGAAGTGGCGCTTTACCCAGTTTGGTAATCGAGTGATTGCGGCTAATGGCGGTGACAGACTCCAGGGTTATCTCATGGGTTCGTCTACGCTCTTTGCAGACCTCGGTGCTGCTGCGCCTAAGTCTAGGTATGTAACGACAGTCAGGGACTTTGTAGTTGCTGGCTTTAATAACGGGTCAACGGTCTACCCTAATCGCGTGGAGTGGTGTGCGTTGGGCGATGAGACTGATTGGACTCCAGCGGCAGCAACGCAATCGGACTACCAGGACATACCAGACGGTGGGCATGTCAAGGGCATAACCGGCGGTGAGTTCGGTATTGTGTTTATGGATCGTGCGGTTGTACGGATGTCTTATGTTGGGAGTCCGCTTGTATTCCAGTTCGACACAATCTCACGAGGGTTAGGGTGCATGGAACCCAACTCGATCATTCAGTACGCAGGGTCTAGCTTCTTTCTGTCTGACGACGGGTTTTACGTCTGTAACGGGCAGACTGTGCAGTCTATTTCGGTAGAGAAGGTTGATCGTTGGTTCTTTAACACGGTGGATATATCGCAGTTATCAACGATGTCTACTGCTGTAGATCCACTTAAGAACCTTGTTATCTGGTGTTTTAAGACCGTAGACCAGACGACTGCGCTCTTGATCTACAACTTCAACCTTTCTAAGTGGTCTTACGCTGAGGTTAACGTCGATACGATTGCATCTTCAACAGCAATCACAACAACCTCATCATCTGGCCTTACCTTAGAGCAACTAGACGCATACGGGAGTATTGATACGCTTCCTGCAAGCCTAGACTCATTCGGTTATACGGTGACATCGAATCTATTGACAGGGACGCTAGGCACGAAAATCGTGGCTTTCTCTGGGTCTGCTCTGACTGCAAACATTGTTACTCCAGACCTATCCCTAAACGACATGCCTTCAGTGATGACGCTGATTCGGCCTGTCATTGACGGTGGTTCTTGCTCGGTACAAGTGAACTCTCGCAGAAGGCTGAACCAACAAACAGACTTTACGGGCTCGACTTACTCCAGCAACACCGATAACCGCATCGGGTTACGCTCGGCAGGAACTTATCATCGAGTGAAAACAATCCCTACTGGGGTCTGGTCGTCTGCGGTAGGTTTAGACGTAACTATTATTCCGCAGGGGATGCGATGATCTTCC